ACCAGTTGCGTTTACCGAAATTGAACCAGTCGCGTTATCCAGGTTAACAAGTTCTGAGCCATTTAAAATACAGCTCAAAGCACACGTTAACAGTTCCGATAGCGGTAAGACTATTTACTTTAAAGGCAAGAATAACTCTCGCCCTGTGAGCGAATCACTCACGTTATCTTCAAGCAACTATTATGGTGCTCAGGATTTCGATGAGGTGCATTACGTTTCCAAAGAGGTCACCGCTGGCGATGTATTATTTTCAAACGGTGCATCGACCGAAACCATCCCGGCGGACTCAACCAAGTATTCGCTCTGTCGCGTTCGGCTTAACCTCAACCCCGATTACGTCGACGGTGAAACGATCAAGATTGTTGTTATCGGTAAGAAGCGAGTCAGGCCAATGCGGCATGATTATGATGAGCCACAAGTCCGAGGAATAGATAATGCCATCATTTCGTTCTGCGAGGGAGACATGCTGGAGCGGGCCCGGCAATACGCAAAAGCCCAGGTTAAATATTCAGAGGCATCCAGTTTACTTGAGATCGCTCGAGACATTGAGCGCGGACAATCTGCTGCCATTTCCACACTTCAACCGAATGTAAACGGCGAGTATGACCGTCACGATTTTGGATTCTAAAGATGCCAGTCTATTTCAATGATGCAACAGATGATCCGATTACTTATGATTCCCAACCAGTCATCCAGGGGATCAACTCATACGGTCGCGCATCGACCATCCCGCCTGTCCTGGCAAGCAATCTCGAGAACATAGAACTCTCGACTGCTGGTATTACAAAGTCCCGGCGCGGCGCCTGGAAGATCTCCAACGATACATACACAACGATCCACGCGATCATCGCTCTGCGAGTCACTACCTGGGATTACGGGTTGATGATTTTCGCCGATGGCAATGTGTATCTGCATACGCCAACCACTACTGGAATCTTATTCACCGGGGAATACGATAGCTCGGCATTACCGCATCAATGCAGCGTAACTGAGATCAATGGAGCAGTATATTTTACAGACGGCACGGGAGACATACTTGCTGTTCGTCAAACTGGATCTGAAGACATTCTTGTCGATGATGATGGCAACAGCGTATGGGATGATGTTAGCACTATCGTCAGTTATGATGTTGCCGTTGAGATCGCGGATACAGACTCACCGGAAAATACTCGAGCGCTAACGTCTCACATGTTTCGCTTGTTTTGTGCGACAGGTATCGACACGCTTCATGTGTCACATATCTTGCCCGAGGTTGGTGGAACCGAAAGCTCAGATCCAGGTAACTCCGATACAGCAACAGGAGACGCATTTCCTCCGCTGAATTCCATCAGAGTTGGAACGGGTAGCTCGGATGCGATACGTGCGATTGTTCCATTCAAAGATTTCCGAATTGCGATCCTAAAAGAGAATTCAATTTACGTCATCGATGCAAACCCATCACTGACTCCCGACCAATACAACGTGCAGATGGTCTCCGATAAAGTTGGTTGCCTGGCAGAAAAGTCAGCGGTCAGAGTTGGAGATGACATACTCTTTCTCAGCCGTGACGGTGTTCGTTCAGTAGGCACTGCATTTCAACAGGACCAGATTGCAACCAGCGACCCTATATCGCTACCTATCCAGGATATCATTGAGGAAATCAACTGGGGATCAGCTTTAAAATCGTGCGCGTCATTTTGGCGAGGCCGATACATACTTGCTGTTCCAACGGGATCCTCAACTGTTCCTAACACTGTCCTAGTATACGATACCAATCTAAAACAATGGGCCGGGAGATGGTCTGGATGGCAACCATCAATGTTTGATATTTATGAGCCATTGAATGATCGTCGACGTTTGGTATGGGCGGATTCAACGAATAACAATGTCGCTTACTTGCGCGATCATATCGACGAAGACTCGACCACCGAAAACGATTACGCCGATTACTTGGGATCCAGTTACACTCAAGTCCCGTTCGAGATTCTTACTCGCGGTCTTACGTTCAACGATCCTATTTCACCGAAGACATGCGACTTTCTCGAAGTAGAATTTTTTAAAAGCAAAGCTCGAGCAAACATCACACTGATCCCCGATGGAGGCGACGAAGTGATCCTGGATAGCGGTCAACTAGTCGACACTGGAACTGGTGAACTAAGATTGGACTTCGTTCTTCCAGCGGTGTTAGGCAAGCCAGGAATCGTGCGCCACAACATGAGCTTAACGGGAACGAACCAGGGACGAGAGTTCCAGGTAAAAATCACCAATTCATCGGCAACTCAAATTACCGAGGCCGGACTGGAATTGGACGATCAGAGATACATCGCATTGAGAAATGTTAACCTCGGAGCATTTATCGAAACACTAGAAAAACAGGTTTGACCATTGAGGACGTTATTAAATTTGCGAGCGAGAATGGCAACGGAAAACTATTTTCAGATTGGACAGAATCCGAAGTCAAGCAGCACCTCTGTCTCCACGCGAAAAATAAGACGCTCATGGTCGCCGAGGAAGATGGATTCATGCGCGGGTTCGCAACGTATCGCCGAATTAAAGAATTCACCGGGGATATTGTGCCGCATTTTTGGGAACCGAATTGCTCGACGGGTGAGCACGTATATTTTCATGAACTTTGCAGCGCTGGGGAGTCTGCGACATACACATTGTTTACCAATTTTGAGGAGCAGAACAAAGACGCCAACAAACTGATTTACTGGGGGCACCGGCAATACAATTTAAAACGATACAGATACAGAGACTTTAAGAGATTAATGTTATGGGCAAACCGAAACCACCAGCACCACCAGACATAGCAGCAGCCAACGAGGCCGCTGTATACGCTGATATCGATACGTTACCGATCCGCAAACAGATCGAATCCGCGTCCACGATGGGAACATCCGTAACGTATACCGATCCGAAAACGGGTGAGCAAAAGACTGCTGACTTCACTGGGTTCGGTGACATTGATCAGATGCGTAATCAGCTTGAGTTCATGTCTGAAAGCGCCAGGACAATTGCAGAAAGTCAACTGGACGTTCAGGAGGAGTTCGGTGAGAGAGCAATTCAACAAAGACTTAAAGAGCTTGAACTCTCAGATCCCCAGGGAACCGAAATTAGAAAGATGCTCGGCGAGGAGGCGAAGAAAGATCTTGAGGCCGGGTATGGTTTGGGTGATGAGTTGCGAAGTCAGGTCACACAATCTATCAGGGGAGCCCAGGCTGCTCGAGGCAATGTGCTGGGAGATGCGAATGCAGCGGCCGAGGGATTTGCTCTTGGTGATGCTGCCATTCGATTGCGGCAACAAAGACTAGCCAACGCATCCAGCTTCCTCGCAGGCATAACTCCAGTTGCTCAGTTCGGAGCAATCTCAGGGGCACAACAGGGCGCCGCTGGCTTCAACCCAATGGGAATACAACAGGGCGCCGGGCTCAATCCAAACGCTATGCAGATGGGCGCAAACTTTGCTCAACAATCTTACAAGCAAGCTAGTTCAAACGCGTTCCAGAGCGCGGAGATGAACCCGTGGAATACCGCTCTTGGTGCTGTTAGTGGAGCAGCTACATCAGCGCTCACTGGCGGGTTTGGAAGTTTGATGGGCGGAGGTCAATTCTTTAAAGGTGCAAGCAATGCATTGGGAGGGAAGTATACATGAGTTTTCAAAGTGGATTCGCACAGGGCACACAGGTAGCCGCACAACTACAAAACAAAGCATCGCGTGAGCGAGCATCCGATTTACAGGAGGCTCGAGATAAGATAAACGCGGAAGCTCAGAAGCAGTTAATCGATCAACGGCAAGCCGAATTTGAACGGAAGCGCGATGTAAATCGCAGAACGGAGGAAGATCGCTTAACGAGTGAAACTGCTCTCGGTTATTACGCATCCGAAGCTGGCAAGCTCAAGTTCAATGACCGGGAAGATATAACCAAGTTCAGAGAACTCACGGCATACACCATGAGCGAAATGAAAGATCCGGAGGTGCTTAAAAAGTTTGGCATGATCTCGGATATGTATCAGCAAAAGTATGCCTACAAAAAGCAGATTGATCGGACCATTCGCGCTGAAGAGCTGAACACTGAGTATGAGGATCTGCGT